GTGCCTGCGTGAACAGCGGAAGGTGCTGGACACCATCGACTACCGCCATGACGTCGCCTTCCTCGACGATGAGCCCGAAGGGCGTGTCCCAGCCGACGAGCACACGGCCATGGCCCTCGCGAGAGTAGGTGTAGACGATCACCTCGTCGCCCTCGCTGACCTCGCGCACCTTCGAACCAACGGCGAGCACGCGCGCGCGGAAGTAGTCGGCGACGTGCGCCGTCTTCCCGCGCTTCCACTCGACGGCAGGAAGCACAATGCCGCCCGGCGACTTGGTCTCCAAGCCGTGACCATCGAGCTTCTCGAGCAGAATGCGATCGCCGTACGGTCGAATCATCTCCACCCCTGCTCCAACAGATTGGAGCGCGTGTCAGTTTATTGTCAGGTTTCGATTTCTGTGTCAAGCGCGCCGCATCTGGTGCGTCACCGGCCGCGCACCGTACTTGCCCGCGCGCTCGCGCTCCCTCTGGCGCTCGAGCAGCAGCTTTTCCTTCGCCGCCTTGGCGACCTTCCGGATCGCCTCTGGCGTCGTCGTCGGCTCCGCGTTCTCGACCTCCGGCTGCGTGTATGCCGAAGTCGAGCGCCACGCATAGAGGCACGCGTCCGCGCAGTGATTGTCGAAGCCCGAGGCTTCCTTCTCGCGGTCCTCATGCCACGGGAGCTCGAGCCACTCGGTGATCAGCGGCGCGCATTCGGACTCGACGACCTTGATCCGCGAGCGTTCGAGTTCGCCGTTTAGGAGCTTGATGTAGCCCAGCTTGTCCTGCTTCTGAGCGGCCTCGATGGGCAGCTTGAATCGGCGCTGCGCCTCGAGCTCATAGCCGGCACCGAGGCCGCCCGTGTCGCCGATGATGCGCGTGAACGGGTACTGCTCCTTGAGCTTCCGCGTCTCGATAGCCGCGTCGCTAGGCGACATGTCCTTTCGCTTGTAGGCCTTGAGCACGTACGCAGTTGGGTCGCCATAGCGCCAGCCGACGACGACGAACGCTGTTGGCGAACGCGCGCCGTAGTCGATGCCGAGCACATACCGCTGGCACTCCGGCGCCTTCGCGATGACGTTTCGCTTCTCGCTGAAGCGGTACACGAGGCCCTCGGCATCACGCACCCACAGGCCTTCCTCGAGCTGCCGACGCGTCGTCTCGTCGAGCACGCCGAGCGCCTCCCGGTACTCGACCGCGTCGAGGCTCGGGTTGTCGTCGAGCTTCGCCGAGATGAACGGCCGCTGAGAATCAGGCTTCGCCAGGAAGCGACGGCGCACCCATTCATGACCGACGCCGCCGGGGTTCGTCGCTGCGCGCACGCGCACCGGAATGTCGACCCCCTTCAGCCGGCGCAGACGAGAGAATAGGTAGCGGTACCAGGCCTCCGGGAACTGCGTGAGCTCGTCGAACGCGATGAACTGGTAAGCGCCGCCCTGATATCGGTATTTGTCCTTCTCGGTGTCGAGGTAGCCGAACTGCAGGATCGCGCCGGATGGAAAGACGAACCTGCGCTTCTGCTCGTTCCACACCGCATCGGAGCCCGCTAGCCACTCTTGCGCGCGCGCCATGATCGCATCGGGCAGAGCGAGGTCGGCGAACGTCCTGCGCAGGATGAGCGCCGTGTAGCCGGGCACATTGACGTGCTGCAGCGCCGCCATGAGAAGCGCGTCGCTCTTGCCGCCGCCGGCCGCGCCGCCGTAGAGCGCCTCACGACAGGTCAGCGCAAGAAACTCGGCCTGCTTGGGGTGTGGCTTATGCGGGACGTAGCTCGTCGCGCGCCGACGCGACAGAACCGCATCAACCTCGAGAAGGGTGGCAGCGTTCAGGCATCGTCGCTCGCGTCCGCCTGGACGCGCACGACACCATCGAGCCGGTCGGCTTCCTCGAGCAGTTCGGCCGCTTTCGAGCGCAGCCACTTCGCTTTGTCGGCGGAAGGCATGGCCTCGTAGCTCGCGACCACGTGTGCGTGCTCATGCTTCTGGACCATGAGGCCCATCAGCTCCGCCATCGTCTTGACGGCGTTCGTCGCAGCCTTCACGTCGGGATTGGCGTACTCCACGCCGCCCATGCTCACGGCCGTCCGGCTCATCGCCACGCGCTCGTGGCGCTCGAGCATCATCGCGAGCCGCGCGCGGAGCTCCTCGCCGTCGCCGATCGCCATTCGGATTGCGCGCGACGCCATCGATGCCCAAGTCTCAACGGTGCGCACGGACACGCCGAACTCGGCGGCGACCAGCGCGGCACTCGCGCCCGTCTCCCAGGCCCCGTCGGTCATGAGCTGGGCGCACCGCTTCACGCCAGCGTCCGCCTGGCCGGTCTCACGCCCCGTGCGCGCGCGTGTGATCCGCGTCTCGTTCACTTGACCTCGGTGCACGTCCCTCGGGTCTGGCCCTTCGGGATCAAGCAGACCTGCTTGTTGTAGCAATCCGAACGCGTGCTGCAGGTGCCGCCGCTGTTCATACCCTCGCTGAAGCCCTTGAGGCCGCCTGCGATGCCCGCTCCGATGACTTCGCCGACGGACGGGCCGGTGCTCGGTGCCTCGGGCGCCGGCGGGGGCGCATCTCGCTGACATCGGAAGGTCAGGTGGTGCGGTCCGGTCGTGGCCTGGGTCTCCTCGATGGTCCCGAAGCTGTCGGGGCAATGCTCGCGGGCAAGCGCCGCGCATTTCGCACCGTCGCCGTCGCAGTCGGCAATGAAGACCTTCTCGCCGCTCGGAAGTTGCGATTCACGAACCGAGCCGCCACCACACGCAGTCAGCAGGATCACCAGGTGCCACATCCGCATCCCTCCAGATTAGCGAATTCCGCCATGACTGTCCTTGCGGCCTCCCCGAACCCTGATCTCGATCCCCCACACCGCCGGCTTGTCTGGCTAGGTCCTGCGGCCTGGCAGACCCTTCACGCAGAATACGTTCCAAGCCCCGTCGCTCGATCGCTCGACGCATCCCTGTCCGGGCTCTAACGGTCTGCCGCAGAACCAGCACTCGGCTCGATAGGCGTTTCGCTTCCTCGGCGCTCCGTCCTTCCGGAGAGACGAGACTCCGTGTCCGTACGGAGATTCGCAACACCAAAGCCCCTTCTCCCGCAGCATCGAATCGCCCATGCGCCTCATCCCTTCCGTATCCGTTCCCGCCCGCGTGCGGGGTGTATCCATATCCGTACCCCCTAAGAGGGGGGGTACGGATGATGGGGGTCCACACCCAATGCGTACCGGATCCAGACCGCATCCGTACCCGGTACGGATTAGCCCGCAAGGTGCCACTCCGGCTTGTGGTAGGTGCCTTCCTGGTTCACGACGCCTCGGTTGACGAGATCGGCGAGAGCGGCGACGAAGTCGTTTCGACGAACCGCGCACGTTGCCCGGAACGCCTCGCTGCTGCCGCGGAACACGCCCGCCGAGCGCCGAAGCACCTCGACGATGGCCGAGCTCGCCCGTTCGATGGTGGCCTGTTCCTTCGCCTTCTGGGCGCTCTCGGCGGCCTGCTCCATCTGCTCGCCCTCCATGTGCACCACTCGAAGGCCCCAACGCGGGTTGCCGTCGAAGGCGATGTCCTCGATCTGAAGTCCAAAGTCGGCGAGGGGGCGTCCGATCGGCGAGCGCTCGTGCTGAACGAGAATCGGGCCGCCCTTCTCCGTCGAGGTCATGACGAACGCGCATTCGGCGCCGCCAAGGATCGAGCTCGAGCCGGAGATCGCCATCTTCGCTCCGCCGATGTCGTCCTTCGACGGCTTGCGGTTGTGATGGAGCACCACGATCGTCGCACCGGTTCGGTTGCTCACCCGCGCCAGCTTGAAGAGCGCGACGCCGATCTCCTTCGCGTTCTCGTCGAGGGCGCCCGAGAACGCACGCAGCGAGTCGATGACGACGAGCGCGAACCCCTCACATACCTGCGCGAGCTTCTCCTCGAAATCCTTGTCGTCGAGACGCGTCTCTGGGTAGTTCGAGAGCACCAAATTGCCGGAGGCGACGAGCGCCGCACCGTCGATGGCCGAGCCCCGAGCCAGGCGCTGGTAGCGCTCCCTCGCGATGTAGCTCCCAAGCTCTCCGTTGAGGTGCAGCACCCTTCCGGCTCGCGCAGGCTTGAAGACGCCCCACACCGGGGTCCCACTCGCCACCGCCAGCGCAACGGTCATCGCGATGACGGTCTTCCCGACGTCGGCGTAGCCGTTCAGCAGCGTGATGCGTCCCGGCGCGAGGTGAAGGCCTTGGACCAGCCAAGGGTACGGCGGCAGCTCGGCGAAGATTTGCTCGGTGCTCATCAGGTTCCACGGGTCCTGCCCCTTGATGGGCTCCTGCGGGTCCCACTTCGCCGAGTAGGCGATCTTCTTGAGCTCATGCTCGTCGAGCGGCGGCTTGCAGCGCGTCTCGTTCACGGCCTTCATCGTTGGCAGCATCTCGGCGCCCGAGAGCCCACGCCGGCGCATGACGCCCGCCAGGCTCACCATGGCATCGTGGCGCCCGCCCTCGATGAAGGCGTCGGCTGCGCCAACCTCGGCGCGCGGTTTCACCTCGGGAGGGTCGGCAAGCACGACGAGCCAGCTCGGGGCATCGGCAATGGGCGTGTCGCTGATGTCCGCACCAGCGTCGCGCATGTACCGACGCCCGGAAGCATGGATGCTCGGCGGCGCGAGCACGTAGCCGCCCATGCACTTCACGTCGACGCCAGGGCCGAGCGAGTTCGAGCGGCTCTTCACGCGCCCGCCCGAGCGGAGGAAGATGTGCTGCCCTCCGCCGCCGGTGACGTTGCGCGCGGTCTCGGGGAGCGTGCCGTGCTTCTGCTCAAGCAGCGCGAGGTTCATGTCCCCGTCGTGCCGAGGGTCGACGTCGACGACGAGCAGGTACCCGCCGCCAGGGAGATCGTTGCCGGTCGCGATGCCGATGTTCGCGTTCGGCCACCGAGCCCACCATTCACGGATCTGCTTCTCCTCGACCGTCGCAAGAATCAGATTCCGAGCGATGCGCGGATGCTTCCCTGCAGTCTCGGCTTGCACGCAGGCATCAGTCGGCCCGCAGGCGCACTTCCCTTCGACCATCTCGAAGACAGGAAAGACCGGCATGCCCTGCGCGGCCCACCAGAGCGCAGCCTCGAGCATGGAGGAAACGCGATTCGTTGCGACAGCCATCATGCCCCCCGAACCTCGGCGTAAAAAGCGAGCGCGTCCTCCACAGAGAGCACGACGCGCGCAGGCACCTTCCAGCGGGCCATCATGTCGATGAACGACTTCTGCTCTTCCGAGATCAGGCCGAACTTTGCGCGCTTGATCTCGACGAAGAACGGGCGACCGTTCGGCGTGAAGCAGAGGAGATCGGAGCTTCCCTTGCCGAGGCCGTAGCGAATGAATCGCTGGCCCTTTCTGATTGCGCCCACGTTGTTGCGCAGCACGAGCGCGCCGGCCGTCGCGAGCGCGATCATCGTGCGCTTCTGCAGCGCGCCTTCCTTCTCGACGAGCACACGCGCGGGGAGATGATCCATCGCGAGCTGCCCCTTCCAATCCTCTCGCGGCGCCGTGGCGCGTTTTCGCTGTTGCATTCGATCACCTCTGCGTGTCATTAACTGTCGCGGTTACGGGTACTTGCCTGAACGAACGCCATTCCACGGGCGTTCAGTACGAAGGCCGAAAAAAAGACCCGCCGAGGCTCGAGGCCAGGGCGGGCAGAAGGTCAGATCTCGGGCGTGTCGACGATGCCGAAGCCGGCGGCGAAGAGCGCCCACAGACACGACTCGCTCAAGCCGTCGTGCGGGTAATGCTCACGCAGATGCGAACGAGCCTCCTCCAGCCACGTTGGCAAAACAGGTTGTTCCTCAGAACAAGTGTCAGGAAACAAAGTGTTCACTCGTAAACTCCCGCGGAAATAGCCTCGATCGACTTCCAGACAGGGATCGGGGGCTGGTGGTTGGCGATCTTCACCCGCTCACAGAGCAGGTTGACGAGCTGGCGTCGGATCTTCGGCGGCGCACAGCGCCAAGCCTTCTCAAGACGCTTGATCTCCCGCAGGTGCTCCCGCCGCGTCTCTGGATTGAGCGGTTTGGGTCGCCGGGCCTCTTCGGCCGCAAGCTTGAGCATCTCCGCGTCGACCTTCGCGAGCGCCGCTCGGAGTTCGTCTCGCGTCATGAGATCGTCGGCGTGAGCCTCGAGGTGACGCTCTCGCTTCCGCTGAAGCTTCTTGCGCCGCTCATCAAGGTTCGACGGCTTTGCAGACGTCATCTCGGGCTCCTTCGAGATCTCGTCTCGAAGCTCCGCGAGCCGCGTGACGACCATCGGCGCGAAGAGCGGCTCGATGTAGTCCACCCGCACGAACGCACCAGTATTGGCCTGAGGTCCGCGAGCCTGACAGGAGGCGCGGCACTTGTAGTAGTGATCGGTCTCGCGCGTTCCATATGCGGCGCCCATTCGTCCGCCACAGTGGGCGCAAATGGCGACATCGCGCAGGATCCAAGGGTCTGTACGTGCAGGACGTCCCGGCGGACGAGGGCCTCCGTAACGTCGGTTGACGACGATTTCGTTCGCCCGCGCGAACACGTCCGCATCGACGATTGGCTTATGGTGCCCCTTGATCCAGCCGGCCTTCGTCTTCACCTCACCGAGGTAGGAGCGACAATGGATCGAGCTCCAGACTCGCTTGATGCTGAGCCCGAGAGAGTCCGACACCTGGTGGAGGCTCTTGCCGGCGATCACCATCCGGAACATCTTCCGCACCTGTTCGGCCTCCTCTGGCTCGATAATGAGGATGTTCTTCTCGAGGCTCTTGGTCCCCGGCGGAAGAGCGCGGCGGTAGCCGTAGGGAGGCGTCCCCTCGACGTAGTACCCGCGCGCGCGAAGCAGGTTGCGCGTGCCCACCATGCGCTCTTTGATCCGCTTGTGCTCCTCGCGGGCAAAAAGGACACGAAAGCCGAGCATCGTGTCGCCTTCGGGCGTGCTCGGGTCGCAGCGCTCCGACACCGAGTAGAAGCTCGCGCCCATCTCGAGCAGCTTCTTGACGCTCGTGTGGGTGAAGGCCGGATCGCGGCTCCAGCGATCGAGCTTGTCGCAGAGTACGAGATCGCCCGAGCGCACGTCGCGCATGAGCGATTGCATCTGCTCGCGGCGTTCGAACTTCTCGTGGATCGCGCTCTCGGCCTCGACGTACATCCGAGTGACGGCTAAGCCGCGGGCTTTCGCGTACGCGGTGATCGCTTCCTGTTGGTCGTGGAGGCTCGTGCCAAGGGCTTGCTCGGCTGAGGAGACGCGGGCGTATCCGAGGACTCGTTTGGGTCGGGACATTGAAGGGCCTCGAGCAGGAGCTCCGCGATCAGATCAAAACCGTTCTTCACGACACACCTCCACAAACGAAGGAGAATTAAATGGTTGCACTCTGCACCTGAACGCCTTGGATGGCACAATCAGGTGAACGTCTGTGCGGGTCGTGGCACACGTCGAGATCGGAAATCGGCGCGTGTTCATCTTGGCGAGGTGAGCGCGACCGTTCATGGTGGCGCTCATGCCGCTCGCTTCCACGGCTGCCAGTTCTTCGGCACGGGCTCTTCCCAGAGGGCGAGCGCGATCGAAAATCGTTCGAGCAGCTTCGCCGCAAGCTTTCGTCCGGGGCGCCGGTCCCCGTACAGCAGCTTGGAGATCTTCCCGGGGTCTTCCTCGAGCTCGGCAGCGAGCTTCGCGTGCGTCCACTCGCGCTTGTCGAGTTCCTTCCAGAGGACGGGAAGGGCGGCCGAAGCCGCCTCTCCGACGTCCTGCCTACGTCGTTGGGTCGCGACCATGAAGGATATACTACTTCCAAACGGCAATATTGGCAAGCGGCAAGCTATGCCGACTGCCAATAGTGCGCTACCTTTTGTCAGTATGAGAGCGTCAAGAGAGCGAAAGCTGTCACCTTTGGGTGAGCGAATCGTCGCGGCGCTCGAGGCCGAGGGACGAACGCAGACGTCGGTCGAGCGTCAGGTCTGGCGGTCCCAGGGCCAGCTCACTCGGCTCATGCACGGCGAGCGGGGGACGTCGACGCTCGACGTCGACAAGATGCGCGCGCTCGCGGACGTGCTGCACGTGCAATTCGAATGGCTTGTGCTTGGCCGCGGTCCGATGCGCCGAGACGGGCGCGAGGAACCCACGCCGGCAGAGGAAGCCATGCGCTTAGCGCGGCTTTCTGGGTGTCGCGAAGACGCGCTCCAGGAGACGTGGGAGCGCCTCAAGGAGAAGTCCAAGGAGATGACCGCCATGGACTGGGCGCTCGCGTTTCACGCGTCAGCCCTCGTCCTAGACCGCGCAGGCGTCCCGCGACCTGAGGAGATCTCCCGCAGACAGAGCAGCATCGAGCGAACGAAACGCCAGCTCGTGAAGAAGCAAGCCGCGATTCAGGAAGCAAAGGAGTCGGCCCCCGACGAGCCCATGCGCCCACTGCGCAGACGCACGAGCGCCTAGACTTTTTTTCGCATGTAACCCGGTGTCCTCAGCCGGGTTTTTCTTTGTCTGCACTATTGGCGTTTGACAATATTGGCGTTCGGAAGTATCTTCCGGTCATGGCTGCTGCGGGGACTCACGGCTTCCAGCGCATCTGGTTGGTGCTCTGCGACCACTCGGTGGTGGGTGTCTGGAAGACGCGACTGGAGGCCGAGCGCGCGGTCCGCCTGCGTCAGCGGCAAACGATCTCCAACGTCGTGCACTTCCTGCTCGGCCCGTTCGTGCTCCGACATGGAGCCTCTGCGGAGAAGCGCGCGCCGGAGTGGATCTCGCGCTGCTCCTGCGGCGCAACGTACCGGCGGGAGTCCGAGTGGGTCGGGCTCGCTTACGTCGGCGTCATGGACTTCGACGACGGCCTGGTGCTCGAGCTGCGCAACTGCGTTGCCTGCGGATCGACGATCTCTCGCCGCGTAAGCCTCAAGAAAGGAAGCAAGCGTCAATGAGCTACGACAACTGGAAGGCGACAGCGCCGGAAGGCGATGACCCATACCCCCACGAATGCCCCGTCTGCACGGGCCACGAAGATGCGCTCCCGTGCTCGGAAGAGTGTGCCGATCTGATCGAGCGCTGCCGACGCGAGCGCTTGATCGAGACCTGCCGCATGGCGGCGAAGCTCGTGATCAAGGTCGCGAAGTCCTACCAGCGTGAGGGCTTCCCGAACGACCACCGCGTCAGCGCGTGCATCGATCGCGTGAACTACTACCGCGGGCGCATCCGCGATCTGCGGAGGGCGGCGTGAGCGACGTGATCACAAACGTTCGAGGTGGAGCATGAACGAGAGGAAGACGGCTGAAGACGCGCTCAGTGAAGCGCTTCGCATCTTCATCGCGCAGGACCGAGAGCTTGTCGAGAAGGAGCGAATCATCAAGCGGCTCGGGGCGCAGCTCGACGACGCGCTAGACGAGGTTCACGCGCTGCGGGCGCAGCTGGCCGATCGCGAAGCCGCGATGGCTCGCGGGGGGATCACTGGATGAAGACCATCAGCCACTCCGGGCTCGTGCTCGTTCGCAACTGCCTTCGGCAGTACCGGCACAGCTACATCCAGCTCCGAAAGCCGCGCTCGATCGCGCCCGCGCTGTCCTTCGGGTCGATCTGGGACAAGGCACTGACCGCCTGGCACCACGGCAAGAATCCGTTCGACCGCCTCGTGCGCGGGGATGGCGTTCTCGCTCAGCATCCGAACGCCGTCCAGCGCGAGACGGCCCGAGCCATGCTTACCGGTTACACCACGATGTGGGCCGAGCATCCTGTCGAGACCGTAGCGACGCAGGTCTCGTTCGACGTTCCGATCCTCCACCCCGAGACGGGTGAGGCGCATCCGGAGTACCAGTTCAACGGCGTTCTGGACGGCATCGTCCGCGTCGGTGGTCGCCTTCTCGGACTCGAGTCGAAGACGTCGAGCGAGGACATCAACCCGGGCTCGCCCTACTGGCAGCGCATCGTCACGCTCGATCCGCAGGTTTCGCTCTACGACCTGGGAGCTCGTCAGGCGGGGTTTGAGATCGAGGGCATCCTCTACGACGTCGCGCGAAAGCCCGCGCTGAAGCTCGGCAAGACGGAGACGCCCGAGGCCTTCGGCGAGCGCTGCGCGCGCGATATCCAGGGCCGGCCCGACTACTACTACCAGCGCCAGGAGGTCGTGCGCCTCGAGTCGGAGGCCCGCGCATACCAGCAAGACCTCTGGGACTACGCCTGCATCCTGAGCGACGCCGAGCGCCTTGGCCGATGGCCGCGCAATCCAGATCGCTGCCGCCAGTTCGGTCGCGCTTGCGACTTCCTTCCCGTCTGCGTGGGGGAAGCCAGCGTCGACGACGAGATTCTCTACATGACCAGAGAGAGAGGAAAGACCGATGGGACTACTCGACAAGATCCAGAGCGGCCGGCAGCGTAAGCCGATCACCGCATGCGTTTACGGCGTGCCTGGCGTGGGGAAAACCACGTTCGGCGCGAGCGCACCAAACCCCCTTGTCTGCTGTCTCGAGCGCGGCGCGGACGGCCTCGACGTCGCCAAGCTTCCCGCTCCCGAATCCTGGGAGAGCTTCGTCGGAGACCTGCGCGAGCTCGCGAACACCGACCACGGTTTCAAGACGCTCGTCGTCGACACCCTCGACGCACTCGAGGTTCTGGCCGTCCAGTACGTTTGCCAGAAGGGCGGCAAGCCCACGCTGGCGGACTTCTCGTGGGGCGCGGGATACGCGCTGCTCACGCAGGAGTGGCGCCTCTTCCTGAAGGCGCTCGAATTCCTTCGCGACAAGCGCGGGATGAACATCGTCCTCATCGCGCACGAGCACCGGAAGGCGTTCGCCGATCCCGAGCTCGGCTCGTTCGAGATGTACCGTCCGAAGCTGCAAGACAAGGTCTGGGCGCTGACGAACGAGTGGTGCGACGCCGTGCTGTTCGCGCAGTTCGATCAGGCGCTGCTCGAGAAGGACGGCCAGAAAGCCCGCGCGATCGTAAGCGGCCGTCGCATCCTCCGCACCCAGCGCGGCACCGGCTACGTCGCCAAGAACCGCTTCGGTCTTCCCGACGTGATCGATCTCGACTGGAAGACGTTCGAGGCTGCCGCGCAGCCGGTTCCCGTCGACGTCCTCAAGACGAAGCTGGGTGACCTGCTCGCGAAGGCAAATCCGGACGTGCAGGCGAAAGCCAAGGCCTACCTCGCGGAGCGCGGCGAGACCCCCGAAACACTGCGTGCTCTGACCGAGCGCGTGCAAACGATTCTGGCTGAGAAGGCAGCCTGAACAAGGAGACAGAGATGATCAACAAGGCAGGAACGTACAAGGCGAAGGCGACGGACGAGGTGACGCTCGGTCAGTCGAGGACGAAGGGGACGCCGTTCGTCGGCCTCTACTTCAAGGTCACCGAGGGCGAGTTCGCGGGCCAGCTCATCAAGTGGGAGGGCTGGATGACCGCGAACACCGCCGAGCGTGTGCTCCAGTCGCTGCAGTACTGCGGTTGGCGCGGCGACGACATCAGCGAGCTGCCTCGCAACCCGAATGGGCTTTGCGACAACGAGGTGGAGATCGTCGTCGAGATGGAGCCGTACACCGGCGACGATCCCGACAAGCAGGGCAAGTCCTACCCGAAGGTGCAGTGGGTGAACCGCGCAGGCGGGAAACCGAAGTTCGCGGGTGACGCCATGGACGTCGCGCAGGCCGCTGCGTTCGGTCAGAAGTTCCGCGGCCTCGCGATGGCGCTGAAGGCGAAGGCCGGCGCGGTGCCGTCGAACACGACGAGCAAGTCCACCGGCACCGACGACATTCCGTTCTGACCCCCTTCGCGGCTGGCCCCCCCGAGCCGCGAACGTCCTGAGTCACGACGCGAAACTGACTCACTTCTCGCCGGCAGGCGCAGCGCGAACGCGCTCCTCGTTCAACTCGAGGCGACGGGACCAGGAGACGACGATGACGAACGAAGAGAAAGCCGCGCTCGTGCGCTGGTACCTGCAGGTTGTCTTGCCCGCCGTGCGCAGGCTCCGTGAGAGGAAGGCAACGGAGGTTCGAAGCACAGACCGAGAGGTAGGGAGATGAGATTCAAGCGCACTAGTGACGACCCGATGGATCCGCGATGCGCGATCTCGGTCGAGGACGAGTTCCTCGATGAGAACGGCAACGGTGAAGGTCTCATCACGATCGCCGAAGAGGAGCTCTCGAGCTCGGCGGCGACGGCCCGAACCGTGGCCGTCCGAAACGCGATCGACCTGACGACTGAGCAGGCGCACTGGTTGTACTTCGCGCTGGGTCGAATCCTCATCGGTCGCGGCCACCGTGATCCGAATTCCATCCACGGCATCACCGACGAGCAGGCTCACGCGTTCGAGGAGCGCGCGCGCAAGGCGTTCCGAGACGCGCACCACCCCGCGCCAGCGGAGCAGACACCCGAGGGTAAGCCGTGAGCAATGCGCTGGCACATGTCGAGGCTGCGGCTGGCTCTCCTGCTGACCAGGCGAGCGAACCGGAGGCTGTTTCGGACGCTCGCGAGCTGGAGATGGAGGGACTCCGAGTGGAGAACGACAAGCTCCGGATGCTCCTCGACCGCGCGCACGACGTGATGGTCGGCGTGATGAACGACATCGTCCGAACGCGCGAGCAAATCCACAAGGCGAAGTGGCGCCGGAGGTATCGCGAAGCTGGCTCATGCATCACCTGCGGAGCCGAGGCCTACCGCAACCAAACGCGCTGCGTTCCATGCGCGCGCAAGAACTCGGCATCCACGAAGAAGCGCGCCGCAGCGCAGCGGCAATCCGGTGCGCAAGCCACAGAGACGAAAGGGGAAACGTGATGCCGATGAGTGATCTTCAGAGGCGACTGATCGAGAAGGCGGTCGCGAAATTGGCTCCCGAGCTGCTCGACCTTGCAGCCTCCGAGTTCGGGAGCCACGGCTGCAACGACCTCGACTTCGAGGAGCTCGGCCTATCGCGTGCTGAGCAGGAAGCGTTCGTGATGTTCATGAACGAGCATAACGGATCGCCGGAGGACGTGCCCGACGCCATCAAGGCGTTGCCTCGGTCTTCGGACTTCGCGGTCATGTACGCGTGCGCGGAGTGGATTCGGCGGGCAGCGCGTACGTCCCGCACAGACCGAGAGGTAGAAAATGGGCGCTGACAACTACTCGTGGCACATTCGCGGTCGTGGCGAAGAGGAGGAGCTGGCGCGTCTTCGTGCCGACCTCGTAAAGGCTAAGGCCCTCCTTACCAAGGCTCATGGAGTCATGGTCTTCGACGGCGACTCGAAGAAGATCGCCGAGGAGATCGCCGCGTTCCTATGGCCTACGCCTCTGGCCCGCGATGCCAACGAAGGGAGCAACGGACAATGAGCTGGGACAAAGAAGCTATCTACGACGAGAAGATCGCGCCGCTCATGGGCCAGATCATCGCCATCTGTAAAGAGCACGACATGCCTATGGTTGCGCAGTTTCAGTACGCCGACACAGAGGAGAACGGCCCGGCGTACTGCACGACTTCGCTCCCGATCAAGGGCTTCGCGAGCGACCACATTCGGGAGATGGGGCATCGTCTGCAGCCACCGCGACCGGTGGTGCTCGCCGAGATGCACGTAACGAACCCTGACGGCAGCAAGACCATCACGATTCGGGACATGAGCCGATGAGCTCCTCGCCCAACATGAGCACGGGTGGAACCATGAAGAAGTTCAGCGTGACGAATCCTCTCCGCGCGGACGGAAAACCCGAAGTGGCTGTCGACTTGCTCGCCACGGAGATCGTGAAGGTCAGCAAGGCGGCCGACGAGCTTCTCCGATCGCGCCTGACCGACAAGGCATTGCTCATTCTGCTCTCGCACTCGTCGGGTGTGAGTCAGAAGACGTGCAAGGAAGTCCTCCTGGCGGCCGCGTCGCTCGCGAAGGACTACACGCGGCGATGAGCACGCACGCTCTAGGCACAGTCCAAGTCACAGATAACACAGGAGAATCTGTCGAATGAGTAACGAGCTTTCTAAGGTTGGCGCTGCGGTTGGATCGGTCGCTGTTGTCAGCGGAATCGTTCTGCTTCTCGGCGGTCTTGTTGGGGGCTGTGCCTTTGGTTGGCCGGCTTACTCGCGGTACCAGGCGCGAGAGGATGCGGCCAACAACGTCCGGGTGACGGCGATTCAGATCCAGAACACCGACCAGCTCATCGAGGTCGAGAAAAAGAAAGCTGAGGTTCGCGTCGCAGAGGCGCACGGGATCGCGGAGAGCCAGGCGATCATTTCGACTTCGCTGACTTCGAATTACCTGCAGTACCTGGCGATCGGCGCGCAGAAAGAGATGGCGCACTCTCCGAACCATACGCAGGTCTACATCCCGTCGGGGCCGAACGGCATCCCGCTGGTCAAGAACGTTGAGCCGACGATGACGGTTCCACCGGAGAAGGACAAGTGACCACGCCTCGGGTCTCCGGTGGTGAGCCATGAAGGCGACGAACTACCCGCACGCAGAAAACGTGTGTGAGCACGGGGATCATCCAGCTCCCAAGGGCAAGCGCTTCTGCTCACCCGAATGCGCGCAGTGTGAATTGCTCGACGCCGACTTCTCGGTGGGCTGCGCCGGACTCTGTCTTGGCCGTCCTCGGGTCGACAAGGATCGGGGGCCCAAGTGAGCCGGCGCCGAATGGGACCGCCCCACGATCCGGACGACGTTCTCGGACAGCTCGCCCCCTCCGAGCCGGGGGACGAGGTCGTGCTCGATATCGCGGCGGCCAGCGCCGGCCTCACAACCGAGCAGATGCGTGCCGCGATGGTCGCGGCGGAGGAGCACGGAGTCTCGAGCCGGATCGCATGGCGTGAACGCATCCGACGCAAGGCACCGCCTCCGATCTCCGAGACCGAGTAGGGTTGCAACGGATGTGCGCGGTATGTACCATGGCTAACCATGAGCGAACCCAAGAAGAGCCGTTCCGGAACGTCCCGCAGCTACGCCGACCGGGTGGCCAAGGGCCGTCCGAACGTCACGATCAGCCTTCCAACAGAGACGATTCAGCTACTCGCAGAGCTACAGGAGCACCACGGCCTGAGTCGTTCCGCGGTGATAGACCTGGCCGTCCGGGAATTCGCAAAAAAGCGACGCTGACACGTTGCGCGGTACATACCGCGTGTTATGGTGTTGTCTATGAAGACGACGGCGAACAAGAAGACGGTCAAGGCGCTCCTCTCCCAGGCCGGCAGCATCCGGGCTCAGTGGGCGGTCCGCGGGGTGGCGGAGGGCGAGTTCGAGCAGGTGAAGGCCCTCGAGCAGAAGGCGTGGGAACTGTCGCCGAAGTCGGCCGAGACCGTGGACAGCCTCTATCGCTGAGGTGCGGCTGTATCCAGTTCGTGCGCCGCTCCGGGGCCCTAGGGCGGCGCATTCGCGCATGTGGGCCGGGTGGTGTTCATGACGGTTATCGGTGGCCGTCGTTCGGCGAGATGTTGGAGGAGGCGCTACATGACCGATGAGGAGTATTCGACCGCCGGAGAGGCTAGACGGCTCGGCTACATCCTGCCCGAGGACTGGCCCGACGACCTCGAGATCCGCTTCTCGCGGAAGCTCACGAAGGACGGCGTTCTGGAGCAGACGATCACGGCATACCCGAAGGGATACGTGGCGGCATGCTCGTGCGTTGCGGTCATCGAGACCAAGCCATGAGCATCACCATCCAACTCACGCTCATCGCGCCCGATCGAGGCTCAGCGATCCGCCTCATCCGCGACGCCGCCGCGAAGGTCAAAACTGGCGTGGCGGGTGCCGAGGTACAGCGCACGTACGGCGCCTTTCGGTTCGACCTCTCCGATGACGGAGCCGACGTCGAGCGCCCGTCTCTACACCCGTGCAAGCGGTGCCGCGGGCTCGGTCGCATCATGACGGCGGAAGGCATCGCCGACTGCGTCTGCGATGACGACTACCGAGATCCGATCTCAGGTGCGCCCCTGCCGCGCGTCTTCGTCAAGCTCGACAGCTGCACGTGCCTCTCCTCACCCGGAGCACTCTGCCCGGTATGCCACGCCGGGTGCGGACGATGAGCGAGATCCCTATGTACCCCGACGAGATGTGCTGTCCGTGCGGGGAAGCGGACCACGCGAACCCGTGGCAGTGCGTGGAATACCTTCGGGGTCGATTGGCTGCGGCGCGTCAGGCCTGCGCGGCTCGGTGCAGGGCAATGGCCGAGGTCGTCCCCGGAGGCAAAGACGAAGCTTGGACGTACAAAGCCGGGGTTCGCTTCGGTCTCCTGATTGCGGCCGAGGACTTGGAGCACGGGTTGACGGATGACGCGGCACGCGCACTCGTGACTGTGCCGTCGAACGGCACCGACGGAGGAGCAAAATGACAAGCACAGCTGTGGTCAGGAAGATGTGCAAGCAGCTCGAGGAGCTGGCCGACTTCGAGGACAGCGTGAGCATCCAAGGCAACTCACGCTCCGGGTTCGAGGTGACGATCCATTACTGGGGTCCCGAGGGGATGACGCACTTTCACACGAACGGACCAACGCTTCCCGAGACGGTCGACCGTGCCTTTCGGCGCCGTCATCAGCTGCGCTCGGAGCTGCCCACCGAGGAGTCGAAGTGATGTCCGTTGCGCTAATTTTCTATTGCATCGGAAGTCTCGCGATGACGTCGTTCGTCGCGTGGCGCAACCGGCGCACCATCAAGCACGAGCCTCTTGTGCTGTCCGCTGCGGTCCTCGGAGGAGTTTTTCTCCTCTGGCCGGCTCTCGCTCCACTGGAGGCGTTTCTCGTTCTGCGCGACCGACGCCGAGCCACGCAGCCATCATCCACGCCTAAGGAGGGCTGACCGTGCCGATCTGTACTGGATGCGAACGCCCTTACGACAACGGAACGAACGGGCTGCACGCCTGCGACGAGCGGGACCGGATCGACGTGCTCGAGAGGCAAGTCGACCGTCTGTCTCGCTGGATTGTCGACCACGAGCGGTACGTCACCGGCGCTCGAGACCATGCATGCGCCGAGTGCGTGCCTGGTGGTCCGATCGTCAGCAAGACGTTCATCTGCGCCCGGCACCTCGCCCGCGCGATCCATAAGGCGATCGCCGACCGGCAGGAACACGAGGACGCAACGGCTTCCGTGCGCCCTGCCCCAACGCCGTGCCAGTGCCCCGAGGTTGAACAAGGCACGGTCTACTTCTGCGGTCTGCACGACGTCCCGAACGAGAAGGGTGAATATGGAGAAGGGCAAGATCGAGCGTGCGTACGTGGTGAAATGCGGCCACGAGGAGTGCCGGGTGTCGCAAGTGAGCTACACAGATCGTCTGGCACAAGCACCGAGGCACTTCCGCAACGTGGGGTGGACGATCAAAAAAGGGTTGGGGTGGATCTGCCCAGAGTGCGCGGCGCTCAGGACGTAGATCCTCGCCCAAGCGATGCACGCCCCTACGATCCAGAGCGAGACTGTCCGATGTGCGGACGACCGCCAGTGCCAGACGGTCGGTTCTCTTGCGAGTGTTGGCCGCGCAACCAGCGCCCGAACGATGCGGTCCCCGACCCGCAGTGTGAAGATTGCTGCATCCTCAAGTCGGAGACGGTGGACGGCGATCCGATTCTCGGTGCTTGCGTCGGGGACCCGATCGGAAACAAGCACTCTTGGCAGCGCACGGACAAGCCGTTGCCCGAGGTAGACCGACCGTGGCCGAAGACTCGGAAGCAGATGACGCGATCCGCGTACGCGGCCCTCGTCGCCGAAGACCTCGCGTGGCTCGACAAGCAGCCGAGTACGCTTGAATCGCGACACATCCGAGCGATCGTCGAGATGTCGATCGAGGGCTTCTACGGTGAGCCTCGCCCAGAGACGGCGGTGCCAGACTGCGTCTGCAGTTGCTCGGCGTGCATGTACTGCACGCGCTCGG